CTACACCTGAAGCTTTTTCCACTCCAGTCCTCTATCATCTGCATACTCTTCGCTCATCGCGTCAGTTTTATGACCCAGCAAGGTTTTAACGTTTAAGCCTTGTTCTTTGTAGAGGCGAGAGGCCAGTGAACGTTGTTCATGAAACGATGGCGGGGTATGACCCTCAGGCCACTTAATCCCTGATTGATCCCTTGCAATGGTGAAATACCGCGATATGGAGTTCACAGGTATTTTGCTTCCTGGCTTCGCCGTCGCATGCAGAACTGAGTGATGAACCAAGTACTTGCTAACGAATCGATCCCGGCATCTTGCGATCACTTCTTCAAGCGTCATACCGATGGCGTCACATCTAAGAGAAAGAGGTAAGGCAATTTTGGACCCCGTCTTGTTTTGTGTGATATGCAGGTACCCATCCCACACATCGGAAAACTTGAAATCAACGATGTCACCCAATCGCTGGCCAGTAATTAAAGCCAGAAGCATGGCGTTCTGCGCAGCTGGCTGCATATCCCCGGCGTGTTTAAAAATGGTTTTCCATTCTGCTAAGGTCAATCGTTTTCTCCTTACCTTCACTACAGGATTCTTCGCAGCAAGAGCGGGGTTATAACCAGGAGGCACCTCACCTGCATGTTGAGCCTCTTTAAAAACATCAACCAGAACCGACCTTACCTGTTGCCCCATTCTTTGCTTACCTGCATTTTTATATTCATCAATGATGGTTGCGATAATCTTGGTATCCACATCTGCTATTCGCAGATTCGGTGTTCTTTTAGATAAAATATTCGAGCAAAGACGCCTATTTTTTAATGTGGATAGTTTGATCTCGTTGTTTTCCATCCTTTCCTGTTGAATTTCCTTATACTTTTTAATCCAGTCGCTAACTCTCATTCCCGGGGCTTTCTTGTCGTTTGCTTTAATGGCCATATCGACAAGAGTGTATGATTGCTTTGTTTCCTGTTCAGAAATGAGACGATTCATCTCAGTTGCAGCAGCTTTCGCTGCATCTTCATCGGTTCCAAATCCTATAAAAACACCTGATGTGGGATGTCTGTATTGCCAGTAGATACGGGATGTTCTCTTATCTAACTTGCAGTATAAGTTTGGAATATTAATGTTATGTTTTCTGGGTCGAGCTGCCATAGAAGGCCTTCTCCACTAACTGGCGGGCTTTATCTGACAGAGATGTAGAAATATCAACATCACCCACCATGCCAATAAAACGAGCATCTTCATCAATCACCCAGCGGCGACCTTGTTTGATTGCAGCCGGGTAGGTTTGTTTGGTTTTAGCTATTTTGTTCAGCGTTGCCTTGCTCACTGGATATTTAAAACCATTTGGCCCTGATGCCCAGTCATAGATAGTAACTAGCTGCCCCATACGTATATCTCCACTAATCCGGCAGCAACCGGGTTATCTGCCACTAAACGAACAAGCAGAGCATCCTCCACGAAGCCCGTCATTACACTTTTTGCAAAGCTGGCGGTCTGGCTCTCCTGTTACCGGTTGCTGCGCGTGGCGATAGAGCGGCTCCAGTTCCCCATGAGTCATTTCCATCGCATCATTGATGTCTGGATATGCGGGAGTGCTGACTATATCTTTGTCGGCTAGGTCTTCGAGCATCACCCACGCCACCGGCTCGCTGTCAGCCTTTCGGCGTTCCTGTAGCTCTCGCAACGCAGCTGCAACGTAGTGGCTTTTATGCTCATCAGCCCATCGAATTAAACGAATGAGTGTCGCGGTTGAAATTTGCGCGTCTGTTAACTGGTTATTAGTCATTGGCTGACTCCTTCTGCGGCGCGATTGACTATCACGCCGTCATAAATTTCGTTTAGATGACCTCTCAGCTCCATCCGACGCAGTGCTGACAGCATGTAATCGCATTCGACCTGCTTATTGCCCGTGAAGGGCTTATCCTCTGGATTACCCCAGCAGCAATTACCCTGCGGCCACCCGTGAATCTTGCGCACTTTACCGTTGACTACGTGCAGCAGCCCCCAGCCTGGCGGAAGGTCTTCAACAGATATAATCCCCGGCTCGCTGATAAAGAATCGCCAGTCGCCCATGCCAAGCTCCGGGCGTATACGGAAGCGTTTTTTCCGGTCTGCGAGCAGGTCAGCTCGCGAGCATTTAGCCTCTATCAGGCAGGATGCGAAATTCCTGAAACCCATCGCATCTGGCTGTTCACCGGTGCTGGTTACAGCAACAAAGCGATCGTGAAAGCAGACTTTGAAGCCGTTCCGCTTAAGGAATTGGTAGGCTATCTGGCAAAGCTCATCGTGTGTCAATGCCATCACTCAGCCTCCCACTTGATGCCAGCCAGCCAATTTCTAACGAGCTGATATTCGTTATTTCGGAAAGAACCGCAGGCGTAGATATACGGCTGGCGCAGGTTGTGTCCGTTCTGCCGAAGGAAGTCCTTGCATCCATTCTCGGTAAAGCAGGCAGTAACAAAATCATCAACTTCCTGCATCGCGTATCGGTCATATCCGCGAGTGTCACGACCATCCTGATAAAGCGCCTCCAGTCGCTTAGCTCGCAGTTCGCTGACCTCTTCACCATCCCATACCCAGCAGATTCGGCTTGGCGAGTGCTCGTCGCTTCCGATAATTTCACGCTTCTGGAAAACAACGAACATGGGCTGATCGGTAATGCGGTTGTCCTGCGTCCTGATAAGTTCGCCGATAGTGTAAAGCTCAGGCGGCAGCTTCACGGTGACGGTGCGAGATTCCAGCTCGGCCCTGTCGCACTTTGAGCAACGCTTAACGCCAGATGCATCCCAAAACATAGAATGCTCACATGTCTGAGTACGCTGCGCCTTCTCCAGCGCCTCTACCAGCGACCTGATTTCTGAAGGCTTAGCCAGATACCATTGGGTACCATCAATCGCCGAAGCTTCTTTTTTTACTCTCTGCGCCAGTGCGATGATATTCATTCCGCCACCCATTCAATGATCATGCAGATCCACCAAAGCAAAAAAATAAATCCCCGGAGAAAGACAAATTGAATAGCCAATTCCAGCCACCGCAACCAAGGTTTTCTGTACTTTTTTGGATAAATATTCATAGTTCTTCCCCAAGCACCCAACGCAGGGCGTCAGCATATTCACCGCTGGCACCTTCGAGGGCTTTGGTAATTTCTTTTCGAGTTTTAAGACGTAGCTTTTTATCACCAAGGACCTGACGCTGGCGACGGGATTTTTCATGGCCAGTCATTCCTGCGGTCGCAGATTCAATCTCTTTCACTTTTTCCCGCTGCTCTTCCGGGGGAAGCGTGCCAAGCTGGCGGGCTTGAGTAACGGTAACTGTGCCAGACTCCACAGCTTCCCGGACGGCCTGGGTGGCATCGAGGAGGGACAGCGTTGCACGAACGGTCTGAACGCTGCAGCCAAACAACACTGCAATGTCGTCCTCATCGAGCCCTCGGTCGAGCGCGTCTGACATTTTTTTAGCCCGGCCGAGCGGTGTATCAGGTCGGCGAATTTCGTTTTCGCTGACCATGTATTTAGCCATCTGATTTGCTGATCCGCGCTTAACGACCCCAGGTACAAGCAGTGGGGCTTTACCCTCTTTCAAAAGAAGCTTATTTGCCTCAAGGGTATGTTTTACGCGCTGACGGCCTACAACCACGCAGGTGAGCCCCGTTTCAGGGTCTTTCCAGACGATAATCGGCTCCAGTACGCCCAGCTCTTTAATGTTCAGTACCATCCCTTCGTCGATCTGAAGGTGGACCCGCTCATCGTAAAGGGGGGGAGTTTTGTCGGTAACCAGATGAAGGTTTTCAGGCTCGAACGTTAAAACGTTTGTCTTGCCACTGGCGCCATATACAACTTTTGAATCTTTAGCCATCAGACAGCCTCTACATCGGTGGTGGATGCCGCCGAGATATTCTTCATATCGCGCATAGCTTCTAAGACGTGCATATTGCTGCGGGTCTTAGTGTGATGTTCAACAATGCGATCGCATTCTTTAGCCCAGGAAATAACTTCTTCTTTCATGGCGTCACGTTCTTTACGTGCCTGGCGAAGAGTAACGTTCGAAACATCGAGCATAGTTGCCAAATCTTTAAGCAGTTCTGCAGTAGCAGGAGGCATTGTTTTAGCCGCCTCAAAGGCATCTTTAATTAACTGCCGCGCTGTTTTTGCCATTTTGTTTTTTCTCCAACTGACGCGCTGCAACGCGCTTTAGGGTGCAGCAACCCAACCCATGAGAATGGGGTAATTGCTGCTGTTCTAATCAGGCTGCTGGTTTTTGTTCTTCGGGCTCTTTGTAGGCCAGCAGATCACATAGCTGGTTAATCACTTTGCAGAACTGAAACATGTCAGCTGCTGCCTGGTGACGCCAGCGGTAAGCTTTGTCGTCATCATCAGAAAAATTATTATCCTGGGTATCGATCCGCCGGAAGTGGAACTTATCTGTAAGCAGGAAAGAGACTCCGCAGCCTCTTAATTCCATGTTGTCGACGATAAAACCTGTGTTCAGGCTCTCCAGAATTTCACTGGTAACGGAAGTATGTTCCGCAGAGTAGCGAATAACTTCTTTCTGTTCTGCTAGGCGGGATAGCTGGACATAATCACCGACCTGAAACCCGGCAAAGGCTGATTGTTCGCCGTCAAGATGGTTTTTAAGGCGTGTTGTCAGGCCGTTTTTAATATCACTGATATTTATCGTGACTGTTTTTACTGAACCGATCACTTTAACCAGCATCGCCCCGACTAAATTGGCAATATTTTTATTGGCGGAGTTAATGATTAGCAGATTTTCTTCAGTGTTATACAGGACCAGGAACAGAGACGACTTGATGAATGCCTGTTTGCAGAGCTGAACCTTAGCATCCTGAATAATGTTGTTACGGTCAGCGCGCTTCAGTTTCTGACCACATGCATTTTCAATGCGCTGGATACGCTCATTGGCTTCTTTCATTACGACGTGCTGGGGGATTATTTTCTCATCGCGGCGAACCACGATTGCATAACCGTCAGTAATTGGCGTAACCAGCTCTCCGGTAATCGGATTAGGGACGAAGGAAGCCCGCGCGAATTCCGTTTCTGTAAGTTCAGAGTAGGGCAATTCCTGCAGGTGCCCTTCAACCGCTTCAATACTGGGCAAAGTAGCCCGATAGACAATGGCGTTACGTAACTTTGATAATTTCATTTCTATGTCCTCTGCAAAGGATTGGTTAGTTATCTCCACACAACACAGAAGAGCACCTGCGGCTGCAAATCCGCCCGAGCGGCTTGGGTGGTGGGCCCGTCACTCGGTGGTGCTCTTGTGTCTTGTGTAAAAAGGGGGCACAACATCAGGCAAGACGTATCCTGATATTCCCCAACAACGAGTATTCGTTTAATCTGGAAATCCAATAAATAAACATTTTTAATGTAAACACTCATTAATTTACTAAGGAACCTTTATATGGTTACGTTGGTTAAAAAAAAGGGCAATACATCTACTGGTATACATATGCTGCAAAAACACGGGAATAACTATAAATTCAGATGCGATATGGATACCTTAAAGCGTCTTACATCCGTTGAGGTAAAACCTGAGTTCTCACACATTTTTAATTCACGTGCTGACGGAGTTTTCCATTCAGAAGTGTTTGATTCCATAGAAGAAGGCACAGAGAAACTTATCGAATTTATAAAAAAAGTAACTGGCGTCACATGTACTGCCTAATAAATGGATATCCAGATTGTTAAAGAGCGAAGCGTCCTATGGGTCGCTTTTTTTAAATGAAGTATCTTCGGGCGGGGCGCCGGCGACCAACCGGCACAACCCCTACAGTATTAATCCAGGTCTACTGGAGCCCCGACGCCGTGGGTTAAACGGCTGCTGTATGTCGGGTGAGTTTCTGTTGCTGGTGGTCAATCCAGCTCCGCAACCCCTCCCGAAGATACCTGCAATTCATAGCGGGAAATTTCTTCACGCCCGGAGCGTGTTATCTTTGTTACTGCTTTTACCCACGAAGGAGAAAAAATCATGGATAACGACAACTTAGATATCAGACTGAAAGCAATCGAATATGCGGTAGGCAGAAATTCCGTTGCTATCTGCGACGGTAGATCGCCTGCTGAATTTACTCAGGAGATCAAATCGCTAGTGAGCCTGCTCTCTTCTGGCTCCTTGGATCCTGATAATGAGACGATTGTTAGACAAACGGTCATGATTCTGGACCATCTCGGTGGCGATCCCTGGGAACCGCGCTAGCCGTACCAAACTGCATCTTTGGCGAATCATCCCGGCATTCATATGCCCGGGCGGTTACTTCGTGGGCGTCCTGCCTGTTCGCTGTTGATGAATTGATAATACAGGCAAAGCTGTTATGGGGTCAACAGTAAAAACTGTATTTACTGTCTCATTTAAACTAATTAATCTGTAGCGGATTGTTTTGAATGAAAAAAAAGTGAAAAAAAACCGGCAAGAGCCGGTTCTTAGAGGAGGGACTATCGTTTTCGTCTGTAAATTCTGTGCTCAATCATCACACCGATGATTTTAAGAGGCCGATCTGAACTATTGATCGTTGGGTAGTCGTCGTTTAGGGGAACTAACTCATAGTGCTGGCGACCAGTCAAATCGGTAAATGTTGGTCGGTACTTCTTGAATGTTGCTTCATTTTCACCATTTTTGGCAACAACGAATTCACCTGGAACTGGCTCAAGATCTGGGTCTACGATGATAATATCGCCTTCTTTAAAATCGGGTTCCATTGAGTCGCCCTCTATCCTGAGTGCAAACGAAAACTCAGACATATCAGTATCTGTCATGATGTATTCGAAACTACCATCAAATGCATCTATAGGGTGTTTCTCTGCTAAAGCCCCTGCCTGAACGTAACTAATCAATGGCACTTTCCTTGAATTTACATCGGAAAGAGGCATGAATGTTCCACCCGTCATTAACCATGTCGGATCACTGTTCAGAGCCTTACTAATACCAACGATATTTCGAGGCTTTTTGGTTTTCCCATCTTCGATACTTGCCCATGATTGCTGCCGAATACCTGCCTTTTCAGCAGCTTGTTCTTGTGTAAGCCCAAGCTCGATTCTTTTTTGTTTAACTCGCTCTGCAAGGCTCATAGACCCTCCCTTTCCATGGCCCCATGGTCACAGTTTAAACTGTGATTGACAAACAGTTTTATCTGTACAAAAATACAGATAAAACTGTGGAGGTGTTATGGAAACAATTTCTCAAAGATTAAAAAACAAACGAGAAGAGATGAATTTATCTCAGGCTCAGCTGGCTGAATTAGTAGGCATGACTCAACAGTCACTTCAAGCAATTGAGGCGGGGTTAACAAAGCGCCCGCGATACATCATTGAATTGTCCTCAGCCCTCAAATGCGATCCCCATTGGCTTCTCTATGGTGAAGGTTCAAGTCAGAACAATATCGAATCACTCATCTAATCATAACTACTAATTGATCTAGAAAGAGGTAGGTATGAACCCGGAAATGTTCATCAAAAACAATGTTATCAAGGCTCTACTGACTGATGGTTATTCAGCGGAACAGGCTGAGCAGGGGGGGGTAGAGGCTATTTCGTACTACCGGCGCTCATCGAAGCCGACTACCAAACGCAGAAATATCTTTGATGACTGTCTGGACCAGGCCAGAACGATTCTCAAGTACGGCAAAAAGAAAGGCACTAGGACAAAAGGGGCTCTGATTTAAATGACAACTCTGAAAGAAGTCGTAAAGGCAATGTGCAAAGCCTATCCCGGCGGTCGTGAAGCGATGGCTGGTGCATTAGGGATGACCTTAACCCAGTTCAATAACAACCTCTACGAGAAAAACGGCTGTCGTTTCTTTGAAGTATCTGAACTGGAAGCGATGGAGGACATCTCGAATACATCTCACCTGGCTGAATATTTTGCCCGCCGTCGTGGTGCTCTGCTGGTGGATGTGCCGCACCTGGAAGAACTGGACCGCGTGGATTTGTTTAGCCGCGCAATGCGTACTTCAGCAGCAAGAGGGCAAGTGGATCAGATTATCGAACAGGCGCTTGAAGATGGGGTTATCGAAAGACATGAAGCTGAAGAAATCATGGTGCATCACCGCCGCCACCTGGCAGCGCGTGAAGAAGAAATCGCGGCAATTATCACGTTGTTTGCACGCAAAAAGAAGTGACGCCAGCAGGTTGCAGCCTCTGGCGTCGTGGCGTGTCGTTATCAGTGGAGATTACTAACGCATGAACAGTTTACCAACACAGTACCGCAGGTCGCAACTTATAGCGCGTCCGGTTCCTGGTGGAGCAGGTCCGGTGCAGTTCGTGTATGGGGTAAGAGTACCAGGCGGGTTCGAGCCTGTCTGCTACCAGTTTGCTCAGTGGGTGGTAGGGGACTTTAACGGTCAGGCGGGGAGCGTATGCGAGAACTTAACCGATGGTTCAGAGATCACTACGGAATCCCGGTCCAAGTTATTCGCTGGGAGCCCCAGACACAGCGCGTTATATACCTGCGTGAAGGGTACGAGCATGAGTGCTTCAGTCCCCTTGAGCAGTTCAGACGAAAATTCAGGGAAATAGAGGGGTCTTATGAGCCTGTTAATGCCATCAAGGCCGATAGTCATCAATCCTGACCTTGCATACAGCATTGGCCTGAATGAAGCCATAGCGTTGCAGCAGGTTAACTACTGGCTGAAGGAGACAACCTCCGGGCTTGAGCGTGACGGTGTGCGTTGGATCTACAACACCACTGAGCAATGGCTGGAGCAATTCCCGTTCTGGTCTGAGTCAACGCTGAAGCGCACATTCACCCGCCTGAAGAGCCTGGGCGTACTCAAAATCGAGCAGCTCAACAAGTCGCAGCGCGACATGACCAACTACTACACGATCAATTACGAGAGTGAGCTTTTAGATGAAGTCAAAGTGACTAAATCGAAGGGGTCAAAATGCGCTGTTCCATCAGGTCAAAATGACACGATGGAAGAGGTCAATATGAAACGCTCCATCAGGTCAAAACGAACCGCTGTCATCAGGTCAAATTGGCACGATGATCCTACAGAGAATACAACAGAGAGTACTACAGATAATAAAACCCCTTCTTGTCCGGTTGCTGAGCAACCTGACGAGACCGGGCCTGCGATTACCGTCCTGGAACATTTCAACAAGGTTACTAATTCGAGCTATGTTCGCGGAGGACGTGGCAAAACTACTCTGGGATATATCCGCGGTCGTCTGGCAGAAAATTACAGCCCTGAAGACCTCATGCTGGTGGTTGATTACCTGAATGAGAAATGGGCGAACGATTCAAAAATGTGCGACTACCTACGGCCAAAAACACTTTTTGCCCCAGAGAACTGCGCGGAATACTTCGATAAGGCCCAGAAATGGTCCTCGGCAGGACGGCCTTCCTGGGTGAATGGACGATGGTCCAAAGACGCCGCTGCGTTCAAGTCCACTCACGCCAATGTTGATTATTCTGGCATACCAGCGGGGTTCAGAGGATGAGCAAGCCATTTCTGAAGTGGGCAGGTGGCAAATACACCCAACTTAACGATCTGTTCAAGTATATTCCGGAAGGTTTACGACTGATTGAACCATTCGTGGGTGGCGGATCTGTATTCCTGAACAGCGATAAACACGCGGATTTCCTGCTGGCAGATGTTAACCCCGACCTTATCCATCTGTATCAAATGTTGGCTGTCGTGCCTGATGTGGTTGAAAACAAAGCCCGCTGGATGTTCGAGAAAATGGGCAATCCTGAAGGTTATGAACTGATCAGGAAGGAATTCAACGCGCATACACTGGATGCAGCCGAGCGTGCAGCTGCATTCTTGTATCTCAACCGGCATTGCTTCAATGGGCTGATGCGTTACAACCTGGCCCATCAGTTCAACGTTGGCTGGGGAAAATACAAAGCTCCCTATTTCCCGTTTCAGGAGATGAAGGCTTTCGCTGATATGTCTCACAACTGCGTATTCATGACATCCGGTTATCGGCGGACTATCGGCCTTGCAGGGAAAGGTGACGTTGTATATTGCGATCCCCCTTACGAACCGATGCCCGGTACTGCAGGGTTTACCGCGTATGCCGCTGGTGGTTTTAACTGGGATGATCAGGTATTGCTGGCTAAGCACTGCGTAGAAGCGCACGAACGTGGCGCGAGGGTAGTCATTTCAAACTCATCAGCCCCCAGGGTAGTAGACCTGTACCGGGAGCATGGTTTTAATCTGGAATTTATCAAAGCGCGTCGTTCGATCTCCTGCAATGGCACCACGCGGGAAGTCGCTCGGGATGTCGTGGCGATCCTCTAAGGGGGCTTTATGAAACTGACACTGCCATTTCCACCAAGCGTAAACAATTACTGGCGCGCTCCCAGCAAAGGGCCACTGAAGGGACGGCATCTGGTTAGCGAGACTGGTCGCAAGTTCCAGAAAGCAGCCAGGGCGGCAATTATCGAACAGTTACGCGCAGTCCCAAGGCCATCAAGTGAGCTGGCGGAAGTTCATATTGTTCTGTATCCGCCGGATCAGCGTCGTCGTGATATCGACAACTACAACAAAGCGCTGTTCGACGCGCTGACTCAAACCGGTGTCTGGGAGGACGACAGCCAGGTGAAACGTATGCTGGTGGAGTGGGGGAACATCGTGAAGAAAGGGAAAGTAGAAATCACCATCAGACGTTTTCATGTAGTTGCCTGACGTGGAGATGATATGAGAGCACTACTAACTCCTGAGATTGCCCCACGCATGGGCGTTGTTCTTCTTCGCCCAGGTGCTGAGCTTATGCCATTGTTCAGGCGAGGACGTGTACTGATTGAGCCTGAGCCAGAGCGTTACGCTGAATATCAGACTGGAGCTATCCCTCCAGCAATACAGCCGCTGGAAGACGACCCAACGGTATTGCCTATCTTTGAAAATATGGATGTGCTGATCCGTGCTGGCGGATTAGTAGGCCTTGAGGCCGAGCTTGAGCGTACTTTCGAATGTCAGTATCCGCATGCAACCTGGCATAGTGAGAATTTCACACTCTTCCGCCATGAACCTGGAAGCATTAGCCTTTGCTGGGGTTGCGACAATCTAGTCAGGGACCAATTCACACAGGAACTGGCAGGCATTGCGCGCAAAAACCTGGTATCCTGGCTGATATCAGTCATACGCTCCAGACTGGGATTTAATGAGGACCATGTACTAACAATTCCGGAGTTGTGCTGGTGGCTGGTAATTAACGATCTGTCGCACGTCATACCGGAAACGCTCGCAAGAAAAGCGATGCGATTGCCTGAAGTCAGGCACCAGTCAGTGATGAAAGAAAGTGATTTACAGCCAGAATTTGCGGCAACCGAATTAGTCCAAAAAAAGATACTGGCGCTGAAAGTGGATACTGAAACGCCGGAATCATTCATGCTTCGGCCAAAGCGCCGACGCTGGATAAACGAGAATTACACCAGTTGGGTTAAAACCCAGCAGTGTGCCTGCTGTAATAATAAGCCAGCAGATGATCCCCATCACCTGATAGGCCACGGACAAGGTGGAATGGGAACGAAAGCGCACGACCTGTTTGTGTTGCCGCTTTGCAGAGCGCATCACGACGAGTTGCATGCTGACTCCGTGGCATTTGAACAGAAATATGGCTCACAGCTGGAGCTGATATTTCGATTCTTAGATCGTTCGCTGGCAATCGGCGTACTGGCTTAATTTAGTGGAGATAAGTTAATGCGTGATATGTATGAAGTATTAGACCGCTGGGGCGCATGGGCTGCTGCCGATAGCAGTGGAGTTTATTGGCAACCCATTGCTGCCGGGTTTAAAGGGCTTCTGCCACACGGTAAGAAATCACGTTTTCAGTGTGATGATGATGAGGGGATAATGATTGACGGATGTGTAGCGCGATTGCGGAAGTATAAACCTGAGGAGTATGAGCTAATTATTGCCCATTTTGTTATCGGTATCTCATTGCGTGCAATCGCTAAGAAGAGAAAGTGTTCCGATGGAACTATAAGAAAAGAATTGCAAACAGCGCTAGGATTTATAGATGGCTGTTTATGTGTGTTGAAGTGAAACAAGCCGCTTTTGCGGCTTATTTTTTATTTAGTTGACGTTTTTCTTTGAAAAGCTCTTTTATTTTTAAAGGTATAAATGTTGATTGGATGAAAGAAAAGCATGTTAAAAAAGAAATGGCATGACCAATGTAGGATTTAGCTATGCATTTATATGGCTCAATAATGACATTGTCTTTTGATAAGAGATAAAAAATGAAAATTAAAACAAGTGTGAATATATAAAGTAAAAACAATGCATAGTATTTATTAAAGCGCATAATGAATCTTTTTTCTTGGTTTGCAATATCTAAGTCGCTTAGATTTAATATCAGCGAAGAGTTTTCACCCGACATTGTAATAACTAGTAACAAGAAGCCAGAAAGAATTGAGAAAACATTTGCAACAAGATTTAGTGCATCTGTATTATTTGTTAAACTATTAGTTAGAAAGTATGAAAAACAGCCAGAGGCTATAAGGTTCACAAGTGTGATTGAAATACCTTTAATGTTATAGTTGCTCGCCATTTTAGCCTCCTTTTTGACATTCATTATAGCTCTTTAGCTGCAAAGTCCTCTAGTATTTCTTTAGCATATTTTGCATTGATTGTTTTTGAGCCATAAGGTACTGTAAAGTAAGTGCTAAAAACTTTTAAATCATCCCCTTTTATAGTTTCTCCTTTTTTAGTTTCTAAATAGAAATCGCTATCTAAATCATTTATCCAAACATTTGTATTATTTTCAATAGAGGATGCAAGTTCTGTGTTTCCTTTCGCATCAATAGTTAAATGACCTGTAATTCCTTTGGCTTTTATAGCTGGTTCATTTTTTAACATGGAATCAAAGAAAGATGGGTTTTTTACAAAGTCAGATTCATCAACGGCTACATTAACATGCAAGGCCTTAAATCCATCTTGTTTGATTCGTTTTATTACGTCTTTTTTGAGAATGGCGGAAGGCTTAACTTGAACACCAAATTGCTCAAGAAGGGTTGCTATCTTTACTTCACAAAAGTTCATTGAAATTTGCATCAGGGATGCAATAGAATTTCCCTTGATAAGTAAAAATGCATGCAGACTATCGAGGTTCTCGACATCCAAGAGATCGTTTGATGTTGGAAGTTTGGGTGTAATTGAAACTTGTTCTTTCGGATTATACATAGCAAAGTGTAGATAATGCATGTTTCCACTTGTGGAAAACTCTTTGAGTTTTATATGCTTACTAGAGGAAACTGGGACTATTGCTCCCACAACAAACTTACTGCTACTAGCAATTTGATCGAAGAGGATATTGGTAGAAGAAGTATTCACCTTAAAAGCTCTCACAACGCATTTCTTAGTCAACCCATTCTGCTTAGTTGCTGAAAAGTTCAT